GAAAAAAAAGCCAAGATTAAAAAATTAAAAACAGAATTAAGTAAAAAATCAACAAAACAATCTCATGCAGATTTATTAAAAATGAATACAGGAGGAGACACAATGTTAAAAGGCGGACAAAAAAAATTAGATAAAAACAAAGATGGTAAAATATCTGGTGAAGATTTTAAGATGATGAAAGCTAACATGGGTATGGAAGCTAAATCAGGTAAAGGTTATGGTGCAGCTAGAACTTCTGGCATGGGCTTACAAGATGAAGAATTAATACCAGGAAAGTCTTTGGATTATTACAAAGACATAATGTAATGAATTATGACTACGTCAGGAACTACATCATTCGATCTTCAGATCGATGACATTATTGAAGAGGCATACGAACGATGTGGTATGCGGACTAATAGTGGGAATGACTTACGTAGCGCAAGAAGAAGTTTAAATCTTTTATTTTCAGAGTGGGGTAACAGAGGTATTCACCTTTGGAAAGTTAAACTTAATGAACAAGCTTTAACTGCTGGAACTGCAACTTATACTGTTGCAACAGATGTTAATGATGTTCTTGAAGCCTATATCTCAACTACAAACGCAGCAGGAAACACTTCATCCACAAATGATATTGCATTAACAAAAATCGATAGATCAGCTTATGCTGCACTTCCAAACAAATTACAAACAGGACAACCCTCACAATATTATGTTGATAGACAAACAACACCAACTATAAGTTTATATTTAGCTCCTGATGCAACAACTTACACAACATTAAAATTTTACACAATTAACAGAATTGAAGATGCAGGTGGCTTTACAAAAACACCTGATGTAGCTTATAGGTTTTTACCATGTATGTGTTCTGGCCTAGCATATTATTTATCACAAAAAAGAGCACCAGACAGAATACAATTATTAAAACAATTATATGAGGACGAATTAATTAGAGCATTAAATGAAGATGGCTCTAGAACTTCGGTTTATATTTCTCCTCAATCATACTTCCCTGGAGGCGGATAATGAGTTTCGCAACTGGAAAAAGAAGTCAGGCAATATCAGATAGATCTGGTCAAGCATTTCCTTATAAAGAAATGGTTAAAGAGTGGACAGGTGCATTAGTTCATATTTCAGAGTATGAACCTAAACATCCACAACTAGATCCACCATATCATAAAGCAGATGCAGTAGCTTTACAAAATACAAGATCACAAAGATTTCAACAACCTACAACTGTCGCAACTAATGATACAACTTTAGCTGATTCTGGGGGTATTACAGTTGGTGTAGCAAATTTAACTTTACCAGGACAATTTGGATTTTTAAATCAAGGAACTTCATCGATGATTCCTGCAGATCCATCATTACAAAATAGAAGAAGACAAGTATCTATGGAAATTAATTCAGTAACCGTGAGTATCACATAATGGCTATAACATATTCAGATTTTTTAACACAAGTAAGAAACTATACTGAAGTTGATGCAAATGTTTTGACTGACGCAATTATTCAAGATTTTATTAGATCAGTTGAGTTAGATGTTGCTGGCAAGGTAGATTATGATGATCTAAGAAAGTATGCTAATTCAAGTTTTACAGCAACAAATAGAGCTGTATCTATGCCTTCAGATCTTTTAATTTTAAGATCTATACAAGTCGTTGATGGCAGTGGTAATAGAACTTTTCTTGAAAAAAGAGACACTAGTTTTATTTCAGAATACAATGGAACTGGCACACAAGGCACACCAAAATATTATGCTAATTGGGATGAATTTAATATTATTGTAGCACCTACTCCTGCTACGGGTAATACAGTTCAAATCAATTACATTAAAGATCCACCTCAATTTACATCTACTAATCAAACTTATTTAGCAAAATATCAAGAGTCGATGTTACTTCATGGTGTTCTTGCTGAAGCTTTTAGATTTTTAAAAGGGCCTCAAGATATGTACAACTTATATGAAAAGAAGTATAATGAGGAAGTACAGAATTTTGCCCTACAACAAATGGGTAGAAGAAGACGTGCGGAGTTTGATGATGGTGTACCAAGAATAGTAGTGCCTTCACCTTCTCCGAACCAAAATAATTAATTAAGGAGAATAATTATGGCTATAACAACAAATGCAATTTGTAATTCTTTTAAAAAAGAATTACTTCAAGGTAAACATGACTTTGATACTGCTCCGAACGGAGATACATACAAGTTAGCTATGTATACTAGTTCAGCAACTTTAGGTAAATCAACTGAAAACTATACAACTAGTAATGAAGTTTCTTCACCATCAGGATACACTGCTGGCGGAAAAGCTCTTGTTAATGAAGGTGTAAAAGTTTCATCATCAATAGCAATTACTGATTTTGCTGATTTATCTTTTGTAGGAGTTACATTGACTGCAAGAGGTGCACTAATTTACAACACACAAACAGATGGTGGTTCTTCAACTACTGATGCTGTTGCTGTGTTAGATTTTGGAAGTGATAAAACTGCAACATCTGGAACGTTTACAATTCAGTTCCCTGCATTTACAACTTCTGCAGCTATTTTAAGATTAGCGTAATAAGTTAAAGGATATGAATGTCAAACACATGGGGTGCACTTAGTTGGGGACAGGGAGACTGGGCTGGTCAAGGCGATGTCTCTCAAGCTCTTTCAGGTATAAGTGCATCCTTTAGTGTTGGACAAGTTGTTGCTGATGCCGAGATACAAATCGGTTGGGGTGGTGACACATGGGGTGAAAACGAATGGGGTGATCTATCTGGATCACAACCAATAGCAGTTGGATCTCAATTAACATCATCAATAGGTTCCGTTTCAGAATTAATTATTGCTGATGCGACTGTAGATGTTACAAACCTTGGTCAGATGGCTTTTGGAGAACCATCTGTACTTGGTGGAACTTCAATTAATCAAAATGTAACAGGACAAGAACTTACTTCATCGATGGGTGAAGAAGTAATAGGTATTGGTGTTAACGTTTCTGGAATAACCGCATCTTTTAGTGCAGGTGCTGCAACAGTTGATGGTTCTACTTTAACGGGTATTGGTTGGAGCAGAGGATCATGGGGAGAGTTTGCTTGGGGTGTAGCATATTCCGCTTTAGCTGAAGGACAACAATTAACATCCAGTATTAATTTTCCTGCAACAGGTGCATTTACTGATGTAAATGTAAGTGTGTCTGGTGTTGAATTAACATCTACTTTTGCAAGTCCATCATTCTCAATTATAATTGATCAAGATATATTTGTATTAGCAACAGAAGATCAACTAGATGCTACTGCAGGATCTGTAGAAGAAGTTACAGGTACAGCTACAGTAGATGTTACAGGTATAAGTTTATCTTCATCAATTGGTGACCCAATAGCAGGATTATTTTTAGATGTCCCTGTTACAGGTAGTCAAATTACTGCAACTCTAGGTGACTTTAGTTTACAACAATCAACAATTGAACCAGTCACAGGTCAACAGCTTACAAGTTCTTTAGGACAAGCAGAGGAAGTCCCAGATCAAATAGTAGGAGTAAGTGGCATACAATTAAGTAGTTCCGTAGGTCAAATTACGGCAACAGGTAATGCTCTTGTGCAGCCAACAGGCATACAGTTGACTTCTTCAACTGGAAGCCCTAATATTACAGCATGGCAAGAAATTGATCTTGGTGTAAACAATATCTGGACAGAGGTTGATTTAGCTGCATGATTAATGTAAAATTATAATTATTTAGGAGAACAAAATTATGGCATCAAGTTATTCAGCAGACCTCAAACTAGAATTAATGGTAACCGGTGAAAACGCTGGTACATGGGGTGATAAAACAAACGACAATTTAAAATTAGTTCAACAAGCAATTGCAGGTTATGAAGCAATAGCACTTAACAATGGTGGAACTGTAGCATTAGCTATGTCAGACGGAGCATTATCAAATGCTCGTAACATGGTTATCAAATTTACAGGAACTCTTACAGGTGCTTCAGTAGTTACTGTCCCAGACACAATAGAAAAATTTTATATTTTTGATTGCTCTGCAGTAACTGGAGTAACAAACCTTACAATTAAAACTGCAAGTGGAACTGGTTTTACCGTAGGCGAAGCAAAAATAATTGCTGCTTACACAGATGGAACAAATTTAAATGAGATCGCTTTAAATACTTTAGGCGGTACTATTGGAACTGCACAAATTGATAACGATGCAATCACGGCTGCAAAAATTGCGGATGATGCAGTATTAGCTGCTAATCTTTCAGACAATGCAGTAGTAACGGCTGCGATAAATGCTAGTGCAGTAACCACGGCTAAAATTGCGGATGATGCAGTAACCACTGCTAAAGTTGCAGATGATGCTATTGGCCCAGATCAATTATCAAACACTGCTGTAACTGCAGGTGCATATACAAATGCAGGATTTACTGTTGATGCTCAAGGAAGATTAACTGCAGCAGCTTCAGGTGGAGCTGCAGGTGGAGACTCTTTTGATTACACACTTGCTATCGCAAGTCCAGGACCTGTATCAACAACTTACTCACCTTTAACTCCAGGCGTAACAGCTGGAATTGGTTATGCAGGTGGGGGAGCAGGAAACGGTGGTACTAGAAATGATCCAGTAAGACCAGGAGGCCCAGGCGGTAATGGTGGAATTGGTTTCTTTGCAGTATCAGTACCTGGAGGATTATCTGGTCAAACAGTTAACATCGGTGGCGGTGGAGGTTCAACTCAATTTGCAAACGTTACAATAGGTGGCGGTGGAAATGGTGGACCTAACGGTGGTGATGCAGGCGGAAGAGGATCACCTTTCTCTCCTTATCCAAGCCAACCAACTATCAATGGCTTATCTGGTTTAGATCCAAATGCTAACTCATTTAATCAAACAAATTTATATGATGGAACAACTGTGTTCCCAGTTATTAAAGCTGAAGGTGTTAATACAGATGCATTAGGAAATACATTTCCTGCTGCTAACTCTGGTTTTATGTTTTTAGCAAAAACTATTGGTGGTCCTGGTGGAAGCCCTAACCAAAGTGCACAAAATGGTGGACCAGGTTATATGTTCTTCTGGGAGAAAAATGGAGGTGGATTCTAATGGCAGCTATTGTTTGGAATCATGAAGGAATAAGTCCTATTGTATTTTGTAGAGACGATGCGGCAAAAACTTATGCTTTAAAACATGAAACGGGAGCAGATGCTACTGAAATTTCAGATGAAGATTTTAACGCTTTAGTTAGAGGTCAAAAAGTAATTGATTTTGAATCAAGACATAATTCAGTAACATATACTGATAGACCTGATGCAATTGCAAATCTTGAAATTTTTAAAAGTGAACTTGAGAGATGTAAGTCAAAAATAGAAGATCATCTTAAATTTCATAATGATGAAGCTGATCAACCACACAACACTAGATATCAAGCACATCTTACAAACATAGAAACTGTAAAAGCTGAAGCAGATGGTGGTGCGTTAAGTGATAACCCATCTTTTCCAATGGATTCTTTTTATTCATATATGGAGGCAAGATTTGGATCTGCTGTAAGTTATATGGAAATTCCAGTATAATTCACTAGAACTATCTCTGATTTAGTATATACATACTTGGTATGTTTGATAACAAAATTGTTTTTAGGGCACTGCCAGAATTTATCAAATGGAATTCAGATGTAAAACCTGAACCTGTTTCAATGAATGTACCAGAGTGGTACAAAAAACTAGAACATAAACTAGGACTATTTACTGTAAAAGGTTGTCTGCCTTTTATGGATTCTCTTACTACAGGTTATATGCTTAAAACTGCGCAAGATTATTATATAACAATGAAACCCCAAGAAAATCCAGAAATTGAGGAAGACAAATGGGAATATAAAGTTCAAACAAGTTTTTCAATGGCTCCCCCTTTTATGCAAACACAAGCAAATTATTTAGGTATAGGACCAGAACCTGGGTTTCATCCTTTCAAACAATTAGAAGGTTCATCATTTATGGAAAAAAATTTGTCTTATAAATTTTTTAAATTTGAAAACCCTTGGTTTATCGAAACTCCAAAAGGTTATTCATGTCTATTTTTACCTTTACTTAATAATAATGATGACAGGTTTGAGATATTACCAGGAATAGTTGATACTGATATGCACACACATAGAGTGCAACTTCCATCTGTTTTCAATGGTTGGAAATATAAAAATGGTTATGAGGGAACAATAAAAAAAGGTACACCTTTTGCACAAGTTATACCTTTTAAAAGAGATAGATGGAAAATGCAAATAAAACCTATTACTAAAAAAGAAATAGATGAGAAAGACTTTAAACTTTCAACAACAAGATATAAGTTCATAAGAAGTGTATGGAACAAAAAAATAACAAAATAATTTTAGATCAAAAACAAACAGACTTATCTAAATTTGTTAAAGTGTATGACAATGTTATACCAATACAAAAATTACAAAAGTTATTAAGATGGCTTAATATAGTTCAACCTAGTTATTGGGAAGCAGGAAAGATAGGAGATACTGGTGATGGGGGTAAACTTGATAAGTCTTTTAGAGTTGTTGATTGTTTACCTTTATGTACTCATCATGACTCCATGACTAATGTTCACTACACATATTTTTTCCATGAAGTAGTTTTGCAAATCGTAAGAAAATATGTACAAGATACTGGTATAGAATTTCACGATTGTAACGTGTCTCAACTTGAGATCTTAAGATATAATGTTGGTGGTAATTACAAACCACATGTTGATGCAAGTCTAACGTATCCAAGAAGATTAAGTTTTATATATTTTTTAAATAATGATTATGAGGGTGGTGAATTACACTTTCCTGGTATTGGTAAGATTGAACTTCAACCAAACAGATGTGTTATTTGGCCTAGTAGTTTTATGTATCCTCATGGAGTAAAACCAATTACAAAGGGAGTAAGATATAGTTTAGTATCATGGATAAATTAAAAACACCAATACTTATAAAAGATTTTATAACTCCTGATGAGGCTTTTTTCTTTCATAGTTACGCAAAATTAAATTTAAGAAATAATGCAGGTGGGTTGTCTATGGCTGATGACGTTGTAACTAATTTTGATGCATCACATTATGCAGACCCAGCCACAGAGATTTTGTTAGTACAAAAATGGAAACGTATGGAAGAAATTTGTGGTATTAAATTATGGCCTACATATTCATTTTACAGAATGTATGTAAATGGATCAGAATTAAAAAAACATAGAGACAGACCTTCTTGTGAATACTCAGTTACATTACATTTAGGATCTGA